AACCCTGATGATGTGATGGCGCTGCCTTACGCATTGGTGGCCAACCGCCAGCGTTTCAACATCTATGCCGGTAACTACTAATGAAGACGCCGATTCTTGGCTCTACTTATGTAGCGCGTTCTGTCAATGCGGCAGACGCTCGGATGGTCAATCTGTTCCCAGAGATCGTCCCAGAGGCTGGTAAAGAGCCTGCATTCCTAAACCGCGCCCCAGGTCTGAAACTGCTCAACACCATTGGCAACGGCCCGATCCGTGGCTTGTGGGCGTTCTCGTCTAGCGACAGCACAGCCTTTGTTGTTTCTGGCACACAGCTGTACAAGATCACCACTGCGTATGTGGCCACGCTAATCGGCACGGTGGCCGGTACTGGCCCTGTCAGTCTGGCTGACAACGGCACGCAGTTGTTCATTGCGGCCAACGGCCCTAGCTACATCTACAACAACACGACAAACGCCTTTGGCCAGATCACCGATCCTGACTTCCCAGGCGCTGTGACTGTCTGCTATCTGGACGGCTACTTTGTGTTCAACGAGCCAAACAGCCAAAAGCTGTGGATCACTGCATTGCTAGACGGCACATCCATTGACCCACTTGAGTTTGCTAGCACTGAAGGCTCGCCTGACGGCTTGGTGGCCGTAGCAGCCAACTTTCGCGAAGTCTGGGCCTTTGGCACTAACTCGATTGAGGTCTGGTACGACTCTGGCGCAACAGACTTCCCATTACAGCGCATCCAAGGCGCTTTTAACGAGTTGGGCTGTGCTGCCCCTTACTCTGTGGCCAAGATGGACAATGGCCTGTTTTGGCTTGGCCGTGACCGCCGTGGTGAGGGTATTGTCTACCGCGCCAACGGCTACACTGGCATTCGCATCTCAACCCACGCTGTTGAGTGGCAAATCCAACAATACGATGATATATCGGACGCTATTGCGTACACATATCAGCAAGACGGCCACAGCTTTTATGTACTGGTTTTCCCTAGTGCTAACACCACTTGGGTTTATGATGCGGCCACACAAGCCTGGCATGAGCGTGCAGGGTTTACTGACGGCAACTTTACACGCCACCGTGGCAATTGCCAAATGGCGTTCAACAACAAGGTTGTCATTGGCGACTTTGAAAACGGCAACATCTACGCTTTTGATCTGGATGACTTCAGCGACAACGGCGGCATCCAGAAGTGGCTTCGCACATGGCGTGCATTGCCAACTGGCCAGAACAATCTGCGCCGCACGGCCCAGCACACATTGCAACTTGACTGCGAGTCTGGCGTTGGCCTGAACCTTGGTCAGGGCAGTGACCCTCAAGTGATGCTGCGCTTCTCGGACGATGGCGGCCACACATGGTCTAACGAACATTGGAAGTCCATGGGCAAGATTGGCGAGTACTACAAGCGCGTGCTGTGGCGTAGGCTTGGCATGACAACTAAGTTGCGTGACCGTGTTTATGAAGTGTCTGGCACTGACCCTGTGAAGATTGCAATCATGGGCGCAGAACTAATTCTGAGTCCAACGAATGCCTAGCCCTAACGCTACGCCAACGCCGATCACGCCACCGCGAGTGCCGCTGATTGATCCTCGCACGGGTCTGATTGACCGTGCGTGGTATTTGTTCTTTCTGTCGTTGAATGATATTGCAACTGGCGTTATTGACGATTCTGGTTTGACGTTTAGTTCTGAGTCCTTGCTTGCGTCTTACGATCAGGCTTTGCTCTCGGTCAATCAGGAATTGCAGACCCTACCGCCAGTGGTCACCTTACCAGTTCCTGACGTATTGACTGACTGCTGCTCTGCCTTAGAGTCCCAAGTGGCCGAAATGCAAAAGCAGATCGAGGCGTTGCAAGTGCAACCGATTGTTGACACCGCAGCTATTACTGCCGCCATTAACGCCGCATCATCAGCGCCAGTCACCAAGACCGCTGACTTTACGGTAGCTGACAACGAGACTTGGCTAATCAACAACAAGTCAGGCTCGACTTGTACGGTAACTCTGCCTACGGCAAGCGCATGGACGGGCCGAGAACTTACTTTTAAGAATTTGCAGGCTCAGACCTTGGTGTCTGCATCTAGCAATGTTGTGTTGATTGACGGCACAGTCGCTGGCACAGCAATCCTCTTGGCAGTTGTAGGAAATTGGGCGACAATGGTGTCTGACGGCACTAATTGGGTCATCATGCAACAAGCCGCTAACAATTGCCTCTTATTGGAGTAAACCATGACAGTCACCGTCAAAGTCCTCGTACCGGCTAAATTTGCCGAAAACGCTCAAACAACCCAGTACACCGCGACTGGCGTTACGGCCATCATTGACAAGTTTACAGCGACTAATATCAGCGGCTCTGCCGCCACGATCAGCGTGAACTTGGTCACTGTTGCTGGCTCTGCGGGTAACACCAACTTGATTACTAAAACCAAGACCTTGCAAGCGTCTGAGGTCTATACGTTCCCCGAACTGGTTGGCCAAGTGCTTGGCGTGGGCGACTTTATCAGTACAATTGCAGGCACAGCTAGCGCAATCAACATTCGCGTTTCTGGACGTGAGGTGACCTAATGCGTGTAACCTACGGCAAGGGTTTTGCACCAGCTTTGTCCATGACGGGCAAGGTTTTGGCGTTGCAGAATGAACTCCTAAAAATGCCGCAGGCCAACATTGTTACTGAGCATATTTTTAAGCCAGGCATTTACGAACGCAAGATTACGATCCCAGCTTGGACTGTTTTGACTGGCGCAGAACATAAAACGCCCTACCATGTCCGAGTTGAAAAAGGCACAATTGCGGTCAATACGGATGACGGCATTAAAGTTTTTACTGGCCCATGCGACTTTTCGGCAAAAGCTGGAATGCAACGCGCAGGCCGTGTGTTTGAAGACGAAGTGGTTTGGGTGGACGTGTACGACAACCCAGACGACTGTACTGATCTTGCGGTGCTAGAAGACCGTTTGTATGTCGTCCCTGCGTGTGGCCTTGCTGACAGCCGGACTGACGTACAAAGGGCGCAAATTGATTATGGAGCGTTTCTTTATCAGATTGGTATGACTCAAAATGAAATGGACATGATTGTCCATAACGAGTCTGATTTGATGGAGATGCCTAAAGACGTGGCTGTGGAATTGCGCGATTCGCCGATCCACGGCAAAGGGTTGTTTGCAACCCGTGATTTTGAGGCTGGGGAAGTTGTTTGCCCAGGCCGAGTGGATGGTAAAAGAACCCCAGGTGGGCGCTTTATCAACCACTCATTTAATTGCAATATCAGACCCGAAAAAGTAGGGGATGACATTTATGCAATTGCTGCGCGTAAAATATGCGCTGGCGATGAATTACTGGTAGATTACAGAGCATCAATGCGAGTCAATTTTGGACTCACGTTACAAGGAGAATTGCCATGTCTGGATGGGTAGCAGGGGCCATAGCGGTCAGTAGTGTAGTCGGCGCAAAAACGGCTAAAAGTGCTGCAAAAACGCAAGCAGCGGCAGCATCTGAAGCCGCAGATGTGCAAAAGCAAGTTGCTGATCAACAAGTCGCGTTGCAACGCGAGATGTATGAGAAAACCCGCGAAGACCAAGCGCCTTATCGTCAAGCTGGTTATAACGCATTAGCGGAAATGCAACGCACATCTGGTAATGTGCCTGCCGCATTTAAGTTTGGTGATTACGAATTTAAAGCTGACCCAGGCTACGGATTTCGTTTGTCGGAAGGTCAGAAAGCGCTTGAGCGCAATGCTGCGGCCCGTGGTGGTTTGATCTCTGGTGGTGCTTTAAAAGCCGCCACTAGATTTGGCCAAGAAATGGGGTCACAAGAATTTGGTAACGCTTTTAATCGGGCGCTAACGTCATACAACACTGATGTGGCGCGTGAGAACCAGTTGTACAACCGTCAAGCAGCGATGTCTGGTATCGGTCAAACTGCCACTAATTTAGTTGGCCAAGCTGGTCAGAACTACGCAACTGGTGCTGGCGGCGCATTAGGTTCCTACGGCACAAACGTAGGTAATTTAATGACTAGTGCTGGCGCGGCAAACGCTGCTGGCCAAGTTGGCGCGGCTAACGCTTTAACTGGTGGCTTAGGTACTTACCTAAACTATACCCAAGGCAATGCGTTGCTTAACGCTTTGCAAAGAAATCAAGCTATGCAAATGGTAAATACTGGTGGTTATTCTAACGTGCCATCGTATATGGTTGTTCAACCACCTGGAGGAATTTGATTATGGCGCTCAATCCAAACATTTCTCTTGGCGTTAAAGGACTTGAAATTGCAAACCCTTTGGCGCAGTATGGCCAAGTTGCGGCTCTTCAAAGCGCACAAAATCAAAATCAATTAGCGCAGTATCAACTTGGCGCTGCTCAACGCGCCGAAGCAACGCAAAATGTGTTAGCTGATGCTTATAGTCAATCTATTGACCCTGACACCGGCAAAATTAACTACAACAAATTGACTGGCCTTTTGGCAAAAGGCGGTGGCGGGGCACAAATTCCAGGCATTGAAAAAACACGCCGCGAAACTGAAGCCGCCGCGCTTGCCGCCAAAAAAACCGAAGGTGAAATTGCAAAAAACGAATATGAATTGCAACAGAAAAGGTTTAACAAGGCTTGGCAAAGCGCTGGCGCTGCCGCAACACCTCAAATTGCAATTGATCAATTGACAAAAGCCGTTCGCAATGGCGAAATTGACATGGCAACGGCTACACGCGAAATTCAAAACTTGCAAAACATGCCGCCTGAGCAATACAGGGATTGGCGCGCAAATAAGATTCTTAGTCTTATGGACGCCAAGGATCAATACGCAGCGACTGTACCAAAAGTCATGTCGCAGTTTGAAGCAGCGCGCTTGCCAATTTATCAACAACAAGCAAATATCGCGGAGGGCCAGCTTGGTGTATCGCGAGGTCAGCTTAAAGTGGCGCGCGATAAATTGGCTCAAGAAGCGCAGGGTGTCACTTATCAACAAGACGCGCAAGGTAATTTTATCGCATTGCCGTCAAAACTTGCTTCTGGCGCCGTGCCTGTTGCAAGGCCAGTTACCGGCGAGGGCGGCGCTCCCGTTAAAGGTAAGCCGTCAGCGTTTGCAGAAAAAACTGCCGCGCAAAAAGTGCAAATGGGTAAAGACCTTAACTTTGCGATTACACAACTAAGTGACATCACAAAAGATGGTGGTTTGATTGACCAATCTACTGGTAGCGGTATAGGTCGAGGCGTTGACATCGGCGCAGGACTTTTTGGTCAAGCAACAAAAGGTGCAATC